TTGGTGCCGCGGACTCGAAATGGTATAAGCGCATATACTTTCACCATTACCGTGAATTTAGCAGCTTAGGGCTAAAAGGCAGGAGTAATTCCTGCCTTTTTATTATATCACGTTCGTACCAACATTGCAATTAAAGTTGTTATGATATACCCAGTTCTTTGCATCGCACGACGTTTAGATGTCTTTTGTTCTTTCGCGATTGACTGCTTCAACGTCTCGTATAATTCTCTGGTTCTCTTGAGCGAGCTTTCTGCTTTCGCTAATGAGTTTTTCGAGCTGATCAGTTCTTTCTGCGTTAATTCCAGCTGCTTCTTCACTTCGGCCAACTGCTCCAGCAGCTCTATTGACGTACTCTTCTGCTCTTTCAAGATGCTCTCGGCTATCTCTAAATTCGCTTCGAGCTGATTCGTTTGCTCTCTTAATATCTGCCATTGTTCCGCCGGTACTTTTATGTATGTCGGTTCCGACGCTTCTGCCGTACCGCCAGTGCCAAATGCCGGCAGCAATAATAGCAGCACTAGCAATAATGATACCGATTTTAATAGCCTTACTAATCGTTTTTCTTGTCTCATTTTTCATCTCAAGCTTTCCAAAGCCTTTGCAATCGTTATGGTCTCAACAAGTTGTTTCGTGCATTCGTGCAGAGTCTCCTGCGAAACGTTGCACGGTGTCTCAATGTACGCTGCTTCAAAAACATCTTTTGGAGACCACGTAACATAGCCGTCTGGGTAAACAACCTTATAGCCATCTTCCCCAGCTTCATGGGTGCCCATCTCTTTCCATGCTTTGCAAGACTCAGCCTCAACACATTTACAGCCAATATATTTTTTCATCTTATGTTCTTCCGCTTTTGGTTCTATGTATTCATCCATAATGTAAATACCATAAGCAACAGCGCATTCATGTTCAACTTTGCAGCCACGAGCTTCATCCCAATTTTTTGCAAAGTAAGCAATATCAGCATCAGCCAGTAAAGCAATGCTTTCAGCCAAATACTTTAAAGGTTTGTCAAAAGTTGGGTGCTCTTGAAAGAAACTGTCAATTACTTCTACATCCTCCCCGATGCGTTCTTGCACTTGTTTAATGGCAAGCTTCCGTGCCGCTAATATTTCTTCATCAGTTTTGCCACACATAGGTTGAGAAATGAATAGTTTTTTCATTTGTGTTCCTCCTTAAATTCTTTCCAGTGCTTCTGCGCACTCTCTTTCAAAGCGGCTGTACAGCCCTTGTCTTAAAGCAGGGCTGCCATTAGTCCATGCCGGAGTACTGCAAACTTTCAGGTAGATTGCCTTGATCATATCAGCATCAAAACTGCTGTCATCAACATAGCTGAGGTTAGGATATCCCAGCTTCTCGCAGGCTTCCGCGAACATCTCTCCAATGTTGCCAGCGCCATATTGTACAGCGCGGCTCCAAACAACATCTTTCATAACCTCATGATGCTTTTCGATATTATAGTTGTTACACTTGAGAGCAGCTACAGCCGGCTTATAATAGGCATCGCAGATATAGTCATACTGGCTTTTTTCAAAGTCAGCTTTGTTGTTACTATAGGCAAGCCAGCGCCATGCCTCATCAAAAGCATGACTACCAACTGGATGCTCTGCTAAATTCTCTGCAAACCAATAGCCATTTCTACGCAGCCATCTGATGTAGTCATCAACAACTCCCATGTTGCTGGACAGCTGATACATGCCGTAGGATTTTCCTCCAGCGTCACCGTAGCCATTGCTGATGCAGCCAGCATCACCATTAGACTCATAGCGTTTAGATAAATCTCCAATCATGGTTAATCTTCCTTTCTGATGCAGCGATTGGACGCCTTCTTGTATACGTCTTCGTACATTTCTTGTTTGTCGCCGTTGTAGGTATATTCAGCGTAAATGCCATCGCCGCTGATAGTAGTCGACAGCAGTGCCTTGTAGTTCTGCAGCGTTTTGCACGCCCAAACCACAAACACATTCTCAAGCGTAATTTGCTCTTTGCTATTATGGTTGTACCATTCAACTAATTTGTTTTTGCATATGGATTCAAAGTGTGCCATGCCAGTAATAATCATCTAAACGCCCTCCAATCATTTGCCAACATATCGGACTGACTAGCAAGCCAGCCAATTTGTACGCCTCTTGTTCCAACGAATGCCAGCGCCTGGTTGCCAATATCCTGGTGCTCTACATTAATAATCTCGCCAGCAGCATTTTTATAACTTAAACATGTTGCCAGCTCTACATATTGCTCCCTTCCGTTCCATCCCTTTCTTTGGATTTTGTAGCCGTCTTTTACAAGCAAGATGGCCGCCCCGAAGCTGATATCGTTAGCTTCCGCTATTACCTTACGCATTGTCTTTGTTCCTCCTTTGTCACCTTAAACATTCTTGTTTCAATGGCCTTGTTACCAAGTTGTACCAACAGCAGCGCCACCATGCCAAGCGTGAAGGCCTCGTAGTTACCCCAGGTTCTGGCGAACGCTGCCAGCCAAATAGATATACCACACCAAACGATAAAGCTTACAACGGCGCATACCCTGCCCACACTGTAGGCGTTATCGTCTTTTTTTATCATGTTCAAGAACTTACGCATTATCTTCACCTCTCATTCTTTTATCTTTTGGTGGATAGTTCTGTAATTCATTAATTTGTTCCATGAGATTATCGATTACGCCATTATCGCCTAATGCCTCATAACTTTTGTAGCAGGCATCTATGCTCTCTTTTGCGTAGATTGGTATCCATCCTCTTTCCTGGACGTAGTGATTATAAGCCTGAATAATTCTGTCCCTCAATAAAGCTTGCACGCCAGCTTTTAAAGCATCGTTTTCTTTTTTCTTAGCGCGATACATCGTGATTAGCAACGTAATTACGCCACCAGATACAACGTTGATTACGGAATTTAGCGCTGCATCCAAAGATTGTTCTATCATCTGCTACACCCCTATAATTAAAATTCAAGCGTCACAGCGTCCGCTTCTGCCGCTGTAGTCGCTGCCTCAACTTTTCCTTTTGCTACACGATATGCAGTGTGCAATGTGTTTGAGCGTACTGCAACGGCAGCAATAATCATCTTTAAATCGTTAGCCGTCACTGGCGTGTCGGCATTATCTGCCGTAGTCCACTCTATTGTGGCTCCTTCGCCTTGCAGTTCCAGTGCGATAATAGCTGCGCTGATTCTATCCCTCGCCTTGCTATCGTAATCATAAGCATGTTCGCCATATTTAATCGGCTCTACCTCTGCCGTGTCTCTTTGATATTTCAGCTCCGAAATCTTACGCTGCTTAATTACCTCTAACGGCTCTTCCGTATGAGTAACGGTTACGCCCAGCGTTTCCAATTCTGCGTCCGGCAAAGACAGAGGGATGAAAATACCTTCTTTGCCTAAGGCTTCTGAAAGCTCATATAAGTTAGAGTAATCTTTGTCTTTGTATTTATAGGTTGTTTGCATTTAATCACCTCATTCTATTGATAGGATTTTGATTATGTATGTACCTGCGGATGTAAAAAGACTTGCAGCAGTGTGATATTCATTAGTTGCAGCCCTTTTTACAAGAGTATAAACAGTTCCGTTAACCTCTATAACCATCTTATCGCCGTTTGGTATTTTATTATTCTTAAAAGATAAGTAACTTCTATGGTAAACACTAGAGGTAAAAAAATAGGATATTACATACTTTTCACCTTGATACATTATATAATCGGGGGATATTTTGCCAAGACCAGAGCTATAGCCATAACTAGGCTTTGATTCTCCATTACTATCAGCTTGCATTATCAATACCTGCGCAGTACCCCCCACCAAACATAAGTCTTGTTAACATGGATATTTCTCCTTTGCTTAATAATCTTCAACTGTGGGTGTCATCGCATTTATTGCTTTACCCCATGAAAAAGTCACACCAGATGTAGCCCAACAGTTAAAATATAATGTATAGGTTTTGTTCGGTGTTACGCCTACAATAGAATCAATATCTTGATGGTATATGTTTACTCCTTCCTCATTAGATTCTGAGTTACCTTCGCCCCATGTTTTATTAGTCATTTTATTTTTTATAGAAGCATCCACATACCCCTGCGGCTCATCTTCAACATAGTCAACTTTTGCAAGCACTTTGATTCTTCTAACCCCCGGTGGAACAGTAAAAGAAATTGTTTTATTATTTGCTTCACTATAACTCCAATTCTTGCTACCATCTTCAACCTTTACTTCACCTTTTCCCATCATCATTCTATTAAGTCCCATATTGCTTACCTCACGATAACTTAGATGCTTGCACAATGCTAGTCACATTACCGCTGGCATCTTTCAGCATCATAATGTTCAGCAACAGTCCTGCACTTGTAATAGCTACATCAGACGCAGAACCTATGTATTTAAGCGTTCCTGCATCAGTAATAGACAGTGGGTAGTCAGCAGAGGACTCAATATACGCAGTAAACACAGTAGAATTTCTAACTTCTAAACTAGCCACAATTTTTAAAAGGCTAAGGGTAAATGCCCCTGTTGCTATATAGTGCATTACGGGCATTTGAGGCGTATTACTTGAACCGCTCACCACAGGAGAAAGGTATCTTTCAGCTCCCAATAGCACTTGCTTAAAGCTTTGTTGTGCACTCCATGTGTTAGCAGTATTCTTTTTAGCATAATCATCAAGTGACTGATGCTGTGTCAGATAGCCAGCATCGTTCTCCAAAGTGGATACTTTGGTAGGAATTTTACTGCTGAATACGCCTAATTTAGTCATAACGCCATTATAAAGAGTATCCATGTTCATTTTTACAACTTTATTCTGCACAGGGTTTGTGCTTGTATCACTTAATTCAGTATCAACAACGATACCGCCATCAGCACCATCTTTACCTCTAGGCAGTATAAAGTCCAACACAACATTACTAGCAGTACCACTATTGGTAACACTTGCATTACTACCTGCTGCCCCTGTTTTCACAGTGCCAATCTTGATAGATGCAGCAGTACCTGTTGCACCTCTTGCACCCTTGATATTCACACTTGCAGGATTAGCCAGTCCAGCTTTATTCGTCCAACTTAAGACACCAGCAGAGGACACACTAGGTAAGAACACATTGACGTTTTCACTGTAATTCTTAGCATTGTCCATGTAGGTCTTTGCATTATCCTTGTAAGTTTTTGCTTCGCCTGCACTATTTCTTGCATCAGTAGCAAAGTTACTAGCAGTAGTAGCAGCAGATCGAGCTGCTTCTTTACTAGCAATTGCATTATCAGCAGAGGTCTTAGCGTTGGCAGCATAAAGGGACGCATCACTCTTAGCGGTTTCAGCTACATTCTTGTAACCTTCGGCTAACCTTGCGCTTTCCGCAGCACTTGCAGCAGACGTACTAGCAGTCTGTGCACTGTTACCAGCTTCACTCGCAGCTGCAGCAGCGCTATCTTCACTCTTCGCCGCTGCAGCTGCACTTGCAGATGCAATCTGCGCTTGTGCTTGAGCCTGGGCATAAGCCTCTTGAGCTAATGGCAGCACTCTTGCCGGGTCCTCCGTCAGTACAATACTCTTCCCATCGTCGGCTATGCGGAAAGATTTGCCGGCCTCGAACGGCACTTCATTGACAAAAGCGGCACCATCTATATCCACACTCATGGTGATGGTACGATTCAGCTTCTCTGCTATCTGCTGCAAAGCCATAATGCTCTCATCAAGCGCAGTTTCAATATCTTCCGCGAAGTACGGCCCGTTGTTTACAAGGTTCATCATCTGCTGGAGCGGTAGCTCGCGCATGATAACCAGCTTCTTGCCTTCTGGTAACGCTGTTCCGCTACTAGGATATGTTATCTGCCTTGCATCCATGTCCAGCTGATAATCGCTTGTGGCCAGCGCCGTGCCATCATCCTGCATCAGATATACCTTAATATATTCCAGATGCTCTGCAGGACACTCAAAGGTAAACGGAAATGTCCTTGTTGATCCGTTACCAACATAGATATTTTTAGTAACGTCTTTCTGTACTGTCATGTTATGCTCCTTTCCGTAAAGCAAAAGCCCCGGCATCTGCCAGGGCTTTTTACATACTTATTGACAATAATATTTTACCACGGCTTTCAGGCCGTTTTGTAAAGTACAAAATGACTATTTTTGATTTTTCTTGAGTTTTTTATCAAAGATCAAGGCGCGCAGATAATCCGCAACGCTTTCATCGAAGCCACTTTCAATATACTGCAGTGTTGTTGTAAAGCTATCTATTAACGTGCTGGGTGCGCCAGTAACCTGACTTGTCAGCTTGCCCATCTCCCGCAGCGTATCGCTGATAGTTTTCTTATCGCTGACAGCGCTTTGGATAACTCTGTTCGTCTGCTCAATGGTATTTTGGATAGGAATTTTTGGAGCGAATTGATGCTCATCAAACACCTTGGCCATAAAGTAAGGTACAGCATCACGCAGCACCGGTATGCCACCGACAATGCCTGTAAGAAATTCCTGCCCTATGCTCTTGATAAGCTTTTCAATCTTCCAGTCATCATCATCACCGCTTGCGCCGGCACGCAGCAGTGCCGAAATAACCGCCGGCAGCAGTACCCACATCAGCAACGCATCACCGGCATGAGCTACAGCTTTCATCAGAGCCATGCTTTTATTCTTTGCGCTTGCCGCTACAGCCTTCTTATAGCCCACCTTAGCTTCCCATAATTTATAATTGAGAGCATTATATACTGTAGAGTTATAGCTGTAGTACATAGTGAGCTGCTTCATCAGCTCGCTACCCTTGCGTTGGATAGCAGCTTTATCTACCGTACGGCCGGAGCCGAAGCACCAGCGCACTGCAGCATCGCCGGCATTTACGCCTGCTTCCCTCGCCTGCTGCGGCGAACGTCCGGCATCCACCTCTGCATTGTAGGTCTTTTCATATTCGTGCTGCCAAAGCGGCAATGCCAGCATCAGGTCTGTCCAGGTTATCATCTTAAATGCATTGTTTTTGATAACCTCGCCAGCCTTACCAATGCCCGGAATACCATCCAAAATATTAGGGCCTTTCAGCGCATCATGGATGCTGGCATCCATGGTTTCCGCACGTTCCGCCATAAAAACAGAGCGTTGGAAAATAAAATCCGTATATTGACGCGGGGCACTGTAAAACTGCTTGAGCGAATGCAGCAGCTCAGCAGCGCCCATATAATGAGCTACGCTTGGAGCGTTGGCGATATTCAGCAGTGCTGTTGTTACCCTGAAGCCCATTGTTCCCATTGTCTGAGCGTTACGCAGCTTGGCCATGCCCTTTTCGTAGGCCGTCCTCGGTATCGGTTCTTCCGCCCAACAATCGCTTGTCCACTTTTTCAGATTCTTATAAGCGTTCTGGCCAAGGTAGTTATAGGCGAGATTCTTGAAATTCTCATTGAGAACTATACGGCGCACGTCGCGTACCGGTTCACGGAATGCCACCAGATGAATAACATCAGTAATACTGCCGCTGATAACTTCAAACCTCAGGTCCAGCCTGCGCTCAACCTTATGCTGAGTACGTTCTTTCAAGAAGCCTTTGCCCATAGACATTGCAATGTTGCTCATAGCAGATTGCTGTGCAGCGTCAGCCTGCTCCTGTGTACGCAAATCCCGCAAGTCATACTTGATAGGGAAGTAGCCGCCATCCAATGTATAGATTTTCCGGTCCTGTCCGACAACAACAAAGCCTTTCGCTTCCTGCTTCTGCAGCACGGCACCGGTCATGCGTGCTTCAATTTCACATATCTGCCCCCAATGGATATCGTAAAGCTTCCAGATGCTATTGACGAGATTCCAATCGCGCTCATCCAGATACTGCAGCACATTTTTAACCTGCGCTACGTTGACGTGATAGCCGTCCAGAACGCGCTGCTGGTTCGTTTCAGTGCCCCAGTTAAGCGCAATCATAATCGCCTGCTCCTTGGTAATAACCGATGAGCCGAATTTATAGCAGCGTTTGTTACGCATCTCTGCCAGTTCCTCGGGAGAATAAGCATCAAACAGTCCTTTCAATTTGTTCTGCATATTCACGGCCATCTTCAGCTCTTTGTCTGCAGCTTCCTTCAGCGGGTCGTAGATATACCGCAGCGCCACATCGCCCATCTTCTTCAGCTCTACCTCCGGCTTAATCAGTACCCTGTCCGCCTGGTCTATAAAGTTTGCAGCATCATCCTGCCATCTGTTTTTATTGGCACCGGTCGGGTCAGTGTTAGCGCGCTCCACCATACGCTGGCGCACTTGCCCTTCAATTTCTGCAACTGCTTCATCAACCGTAAGTACCCTGCCGTCCTTTGTCTTAATGGTAGCCAGCTTCATGTTATCCATACCGCGCTTATAGATGATATGCATAACCTGTGCCACCAAATCAACCTGCATATTGCTCAAATCCTTATGCCCTGCTTTACGTTTATTGCTGTTCATCGCCGCCTGCAGGAACCATTCAGGCAGATTGGTCTGCCCATCCGGCCCGAAGAACGGTGACTCCAGCATCAGGCCGCCTTCTTCCCTTGTAGCATCTGCTTTCATCAGCACTTCCATGATGCCCTCATAATGCGGCGGTACCGGTGCGTCGGCATCAGAAAAGCCAAAGACATACATAAGGTGATTATATGCATAGCGTTCATCTGCAGATATATTCTTTGCTTTACTGATAGTCTGCTGCTTGCGCTTCAGGCCATCTTCAATTTTCTTTATCTGCTTGGCATTGCGGACAGCTCTGTCAGCAAACATGTCATAGATCAGCTGGGCCTGTTTGTATTTGACGGCCTTATCCCAGTTGCCTTTGATAAGAGACTGCTCAGAGTTATACTGCGCCTGCGCTGATTTTCTGCGCCACATCTGATAGTTGTTGGCATCCTCAATAGGCATAACCTCCAGCTTCATCTCAACGAATTGCACATATTCCTTGTAATGGCGAAGCGCTGCATCACGCAGGCCACGCACATTAGCAAGCAGCTCACGCTTATCCTGCTTCAATCCCTTTGTTTCTGCAGTAAGCTCTTCTATCTGCTTGCTCTGCCTGGTCATCTTGTCTACCGTCTTAATGACACCTTTTTCTGCAGCATCATTCTTGTCTTCGGTCTCTATTCTGGTAGTCAGGTTACGCTGCTTTTTAGCAATGCGCTCAAACGCTTCCAGCTCCATCGCCGTGGCCAGCTTACGATATTTGCTCTCCTGCACCACTTCTTCCGCACGTTCACGGAAATACTGAGCATCTATGCCGCTGTTATCTATCCCTTCCTTAAACTCTTTCATATGAGCTTTTACTGCAGTATCCAAGCTGCCGCCATACTCTTTAAGCTGCTTGACGTAATCCTCCACGTTCATGCCCAGTGTTTCGCAGATAACAGACGTGCTCATATTAGGGTTATTCTTAATATGCTCCTGGATAACAAATACCGGTTCTGCGGCCAGCTTCTCACGGTATTCTGCTTCTTCACGCTCAAACAGTTCCTTTTCCTGCTGCCGGTAATCTTCCTTGACGTCCTTCAGTGCTATCTTGAGCACCTTTTCCTCAGCATCAGCCTTGGCGCGCTCTACCATACGGCGATATACGTCCTTCGTGCTTCCTTCTAGATAGTCCATACCACCGCTTTCGGCAAAATCATCCACGCCTTTTTTTCTCATAGCAATGTCGATTTCATCTTCACTGGCAATCATGCGGTCCATAACTGCTTTAACCTCTTTGGACGGAGCACCGCCAATCTGGCTGAATGCACGGTAAATTTTAGTCAGCCACCGTTTGAAGCGCCGGAAGATACTGCGCGTTGCTTCTGTAGGCGCTTCACCGCTCTTCAGATAGTTTTCAAAGCCGCGGGCAAAGCGTTCCTGCATCCAGAGCCGCTGCATCTGTTCCAAGGTCATTTCCTTGCCTTTAATTCCAACGGAGCCTTTGGCAACTGCAGTTTTCATCTGTTCGTTGAGCTTTTTAAATTCACTCTCCATAGCAGTGCCTTTGTACTCTTTGGCAAATTGCGTATCATTCCACGCTGCCCACTGGTTAATAGTGGCCACATCATCCAGCAGCTGCTTCGGAGCATTCGGCAATTCTGCCAGCGCCAGCATATCATGCAGATAGATATGAGCCATCTCATGCATAAATGTCGACTGGTCTGCAGCCTTAAACAGAGAAATGACCTTCTCGCCGGTAGTTTTAAAGGCAGTCTGGCCTTTGATTTTATAAAGGCCCTTCTGGCCTGCTTCCTGCATGAGTTTTTTGCTATCAAGCAGCTTAGTCTTGACCTCATTCAGCCACCATGGTATACTATTTATAACAAAGGATGAACTTGTTGACCCAAGTCCCGGATAGTAACCGGGGGCACTTCGGTCAGAAGTTTCATCCTTTATTTTTTTATTTATATCAATATCATGAAGAATAATTTCTCCATTTTTTTGTAACCTTATAACGCACTTAGCAAAGTATTCAGTGTTATCAATTAATACTTTAGCTCCATATGTTCTGTATTCAGTTACATATCTCGTCATGCGCTTTTCTCTATTTATATCCGGGGTAGTAGTGTAGAGATAGATACTTCTATCTAATAATTGCTGGATATGCGGAATGACTTGCAATGCGTCAATATTAGCTGTGTGTCTCTTAATTTCTTTAAATACTGCCGTAGGAATGTTTATTTTATCTCCATACCTGTTAGTAAGATAAATTGAGTCACCATCCTTCTTGTACAGCTCATCAAATTTCCTTCTTGCTGCTTTTCGCTGTTCCTTTACGTCAAGTCCAGTCAGCTCTGCAAATTCAAGTGTTACTGGTTTCATAGCTTCCAGTTCATTATAAGCATCAATAACTTCCTGCGCTGAACGTTGTACAGTAAGCTCAGTGCCGATATGTACACTCTCACTTATGCCTGCTGCTTGGTTATAGCGCTCTATAATATCAATGCTCTTATCATCGAAGACGACAAAGCAGCGGCCATCTTTCATTCCTTCGTAAGTTATGCCTTGGATACCATGCTCATTAAGCAGCTCAGATGCTCCACGCCAATTATGATCCTCTTCGCCCATAGCCTTCGCCAAGGCATCATAAATTTTGTTACCTGTAAACATGCCGCCCAGTGTACCAGGAATATCAGCTTTTGCCTGCTTAATAACTTCTGCCCTCTCGGCAGCATCTTCTGCTTTTGCCTGCTCTAACTCTGCTTCTAAAGCAGCAGCCTGGCTTCTGAGCTTCTCTTGTTCCTGATTACGATATTCGCCATCTGACTTTAGCTTTTCAATTTCTTCTTTGCTATATCCGTATCTTTCCAAACTTCTTGCAAGCGTTCTATAGACAAATTTATTAGGCTGGATTTCTATAAGCTTACCAATACCATCTGCTAATTTATTGAAGGCATCAATCTTAAACTGAACCTTGCCAGCATTATCAAAAGCTCTTAACTTGAACTTCAGCAAATCTTCCCAAAACTTCGTCGACTGTGATTCGTTCAAAGATTCTATTGTCTTTTTCAAAAGCGCTTGTACATTTTTGTTCTGATTAATGAAAGTCTTTTGTTCGTCTAGCAATACATCGTTTTCGGGGACTTCCACCTTCAGCAGGCGTGAAGTATTTTCGTACTTCACGTCAGCCCCCAGCACTTCCTTGTATGCCTCTGATATTTTTCTATCCTTAGCAAAGTACAGGCCCCAGCCATGTACCTGGTCACCAACGCCATCGCCGATTTTGCCAATATCAAACCTTTCAAAATCGTAAGGCGTGCCATGCCATGCTTTCTGGTCTAATTTCATAGAGCCAATAGCCATCTGATCTTCTATTCTTAGCTTACCTGTATTTTCATCTATATAAGGGTCACCATACAAATCTTTGACTTTAGCCAACATTTCTGTTATACTGAATGCGGAGGAATTGTTTGTTTCTCCACTAATCCCGTCATAGGTCAGGCCGCCTTTTGCCTGCGATGACGGGATTTTGTTTTCCCTTATTTCATACAATGTAACCTCATTCAGGCTTTGAAGTATATCGAGGCTATTGCCAATAGCGTTTATAACCAATACTCTCGGTCTTTTGTTTAAAATTACCGGCATTACAAATCTATAGGTGAAGCTGTCTTCAGTATCCTCTTTAAAATATTTTCCCTTGCTATGCTCAGTCGGAGCAATTTCAATCAGTATAGCTTTCCTCAACACTTCTTTAGGATTGCTAAGGGTTATATTTCTAGCACGTCTCCTTTTATTATCGCTTAATCTGTTTTGAGACCTTGCCAGAACTATATGACGTGAATAATAATCATCCTTAATTTTCGAAAAGTCAAATACTGCTCTAAGATCTTCCGTAGTTACCGGTTCGCTGGTGCTTAAAACATTTTTTATGTAATTTATGGTTTTGTCTATAGCGTCCGGGTGAATGCTATTATCACCAACAGAATCAATTAATTCATCTAAATTTATAGCCTCATATCGCTTCGATAAATCAATACCTACATTTACTGCCTGATTAAACTTCTGCTCAGCAGCTTCACTCTCACTTCTGATAAGCCCAATACCACGCGCATAATCAAGCGCAGTATATTTAGTATGGCCAACCTGTCTATGCAGCTCAGCCATGCGGTCTGCCATTCGTGCGGCAAGGATAGCACTCATCTGTGCTGCCTGCCGCACTTCTTTGCTTTCAGCGCCTTCCAGCTTGCCACGCAGCTTACGGTATACCTCAAAGCCTTCTTCGCTCAGGCCTTCAGTAATAGAGAGTTCGCCCGGATCTATTTTTTCCAGAGCAGGAGTCAATGCATCCAATCTGCGGATAGCTTCTTCCGTTGCTTCCATAGCTGCCTTGTTATTCTCATACCATTGGTTATCTTCCGGCGTGCGGTTTTCCCAGCCAAAGAGTCCATACTCGTTGTGGCCGGTCCAAATCTCACGCGCCAGCTCACGCAGCTCCATCTTAGATGGCTTATGCTTATTCTCTTTATAGTAGCGCTGATACCATGGGTCGTTATTGCTTACCTTGATGCCACGGCCACGCATCTGATTATCATATTCCGGGATTTCTACTACAGCTACGCCGTTGCCCATACCCTTTTCCAGCTCTTCGATAATCTGATTAAGCGGCTCGTCAATCTTGGCCTGCAGTGATTTTCTGATTTCCTTTACGCCTTCCTTAGGATTATCCGGAAAGCGGCGCAATACTGCCTCTGCTATCTCACGGGTTTCCGGAGTATGGAAGTTATTATCAAGGTAGGTATTCAAAGCATCTTCACGCTGGCGGTTCTCATATGCCAATATGCGGTCCATCTCGCGGCGCATCCTGCCGGCATATTCTCTGTTGCGTGCCAGGCATTCGCTGATATCAGAGAATGTAATGTAGTCCTCCAGATGCTCACCGATTTCAGTCGGCAGCAGCTTAGATACATAATCAGCTGTACTGATTTTCAAATCAGCCTTAGTGTCGATGATGTCTTTAAGATACTGCTCACCTATGCCTGCTGCCTTTGCTGCAGATTTCAAAAGCTCATAGCCACCCTGCTGATTAAGAACGTACTCTGTATCTATGTTAATAGTTTCCAGCTCCGTGCCTTTGAGCTGATTATTCAGTACCTCGTTATATACTTCCGGAGCTTTTTTAAACAAAGCATTGTTTTTGATATCCTCGGCAAGACTTCTCAGCATAGATATACCGTTAGCATCACGCAGGTTAGCCTTCTGCTCTTCACTTTTCAGCTGCAGCGCCGCGGATGCACGACGCATAAAGGATACCGTGCTTGCTCCATGCGCACCAGCGCCAAAGCCGATCGACGCAGGCAGCGCCTGCCAGCTTGCCTCCAGCCCGCCAACAATAACGTCCTTTGCCGTATATGTAGGGATATCACCGCCCGGATTGTTTGCTGCAGCAATATCAGAAATAATTCTGTTGCTCATCTCCTGCACGCCTTCTTCCGCACTCTCAGAGATGGCCACTGTTCCGATGTTCTTGGCACTGTCACGCAGATATGCGGCAAGCAGGCTCTGCAGTTCCGTGCTGTCTTTGGCACTGCTGATAATTTCTTTGATGCTCTGCGCACCTGCACCGCCTTTGATGACGTTCAGGATTTTGTCTGCGTTGCTGAATTCAATGCCGGTTTCCAGCGCTGCTGCTACAGCAGCATAGCTGCGCGCCTGGTTATCTGTCAGCAGCTGCCTGCCCTGCTTATCCTTATAGCCTCTATAATCAAGGTAATTGTTGCCGGCGATTTCGTCATACATATCCTGCGCCATACCGATACGGCTGCCGACACTATAACCAATCTTGGCACCTGCGGCCGCGCCTGCAGCAGTACCGGCACCCAGCGTTGCACCGCCGCCGGCAATACCGCCGAGAAGCGCGCCGAAGCCAGCGCCGTATACGCCCATCTTCTGGCCATTAAGAGCATTACGCAGCATCATCTTGCCGCTCTGCACTGTGCCGCCGACAATAGCACTCATCGGGTCCTCAAAAAGTCCTGGCAGTTCCTTGGAATTTTTCTGTGCTTTTTCAATTTCTCCCAAACGTGCAATGTCAGCATCCGTCAGCTCTTTGCCGTTCATAGCAGCGTAGCCCATACTGCCGCGCTCACTCATCAGGTTATCAAGCTCCCAGCCGGTCTTAGCTGCTTCAATAATGCCCTGCGTCTGGCGCACGTTCTTCAAGTTATGCAGAGCAATAGCAGCGTCAGTATCACTCAGCTTGGCCAGCTCGCTCAGCTCAGGGTAGGCCTCAAACACTGCCTGAGGGTCCATAGCCTTCTGCTGATAATTATATACATTGCGTGCATTGGCCAGATTATCAGCGTTAGCCAGGATAGCATTCTCCGGAATGTTTGTGGCCGCGCTGATTTTCTTTGCTTCCAGCAACACATCGTCTTTGCTGTAATGATATTTTTTATACGTTCTGTCCCACAAAGAGCCTAGTCTGTCCTTTTCAAGATCTTCCGCACTCTTTTGTGTAGGATAGTATTTAGCAAGCTCCTGTTTAGTGCCATTGTTCCATGTTCCTGTTTCATCAATAAAGCCGGCACTGGTATCAACATCAGCGCCGGAGAAAAAATTCTTCACTCCGTCCCAGAAGCCTGTTTTGTTATTACCGTAAGAGCCGACCGGTTCCGTTTTCGCCTGCTCAACAGCAGGACGAAATTCACGCGGAATGTTCTGAGTTTCCTGCTGTTGGCCACCTTGCATATTACTGAAATTAAAAGTTCCCATAATGTTAGTCTCCCATCGTCTGCTTAAACGCTGCCTTGCTCATGCGCACCGGCTGAGCATTGCCATAAAACCATACATTGACGTAACCGTCATCTGCATTACTGATATGATAGATATCATGGTTGCCAAGTTGTGCCATATTGTATGATATATCACTGTTCCAGAAGTGTTCACCTTCTATCGTAACACCGCCAACGCCCTTAACCAGTCCCTGCTCCATAATATCCATCACCCAGTCTACTGTAGGCGTGCGGTTTTCTTTAGCTATGTATTCGTTTATTGCTCTTTTGGCGTACCGCTTCAATCCCGGACGCCACGCTTCCGGCACCTTATTTCTTCCGCCCATCTTACTGTAAAAGGCTTCCATAACGCTGTCCCAGTCAAATGCTGCCTTGCCTTCGCCCCTAGCTGCAGCTTTCGCCGCCTGCTTATTCATATGCACGTATTTCATAATTGTTTCCGTGCTGCAGCCTGCATCAGACAACTTTTGGATCAGCTCATCCTGCGACAGTCCGCCCTTGTCTATGGCATCCTCTATTTCCATAGCCTCGCCTACAGTTAATTTGTGTACGCCCGAAGATGTAAAGCTTTTGGCTACAGCATGCAGAGTATTATAGGCGCTATAATCGTTGCCTGCTATCTGTTTGGCCATGTTTTCAAAATACGCCGGGTCGCGTATGCCATTATTGTAGGCAGCAAACATTTCATCAGAAGCTCTTTCCACCATAAGGTTAGTGCTTGTACGCTTCTGCTGCACCTGCTGCAGCGCGTACTGCATATAACCTTTTTTTAATTCTTCGCGCTCTGTAGCGTCCATAGCTCTGCCGCCGATATGGCTGTAGCCTACCGTATGATATCCGGCAGCATCCAGCGCCAGCTCACTCACTCCATGCTCACCGCTCTGGATAACCTTGCCAGTCTTGGCATTGTATATACCGACATGGGTAATGCCCTTATAGGCTTTAGTGTCAGAATGCACATCATCCGGGTTGTCGCTCGTAGCGTACTTACTGCCATCTACCTGCCAATAGACAATATCTCCGTCCCTTAATTGTTTACGGTCATTAAACGTCAGCCCTTTACGTTCTGCGTTAAGGTAGGTACCGTCAGCCAGGCTGCTGGTAATGTCATAATCACCGCCAGCCGTCTGAATATATTTTTTTACAAAGTTGGCGCATTGATTGCTGCCCCAAGCCTTGCCTTCCTCTCCCTGTGCAAATGCCAAACCTTTAGCGATATCTGCCGTACCGGTCTGCGTAGACAAGAGCGCCTGCACACCGCCGTTTATATCACTGCCATACTTAGCATAAATGCCGGCAAAGGTATTAAGCTGATTATTGCTTTTCTCCCTCGCGCTGATAATCTTATCGTATTGGATACGTTTCTGCGGGTCCATAAGATAACCGTAGGCCTGCAGTATCTCGCCGCCACGCGTCCATCCTTCGCTGCTGTCTGAATTGATAGCTGCCTGCGCTGCCGTCTCTGCTACCGCAGCCTTCCATTTGTTGCTTGCTTCATCAATCTTTTCCTGGCCATAGTTGGCATACCTTGCTGCAGTCATAAAATCGCCGCGGCGCATAACAGCGTCCAGATCATCATTGTTGTGCCAGTTTACAGCTACATCCTTCAAAGCTAATTTGTATTGATTGTTAAGCTGCGTATCCTGGTACTTCTCCATCTCGCCCATAGTATAACGTTCCATCTGGGCACGCTGGCCAGTCCAGTCACGCTCAATGGTATTGTAAAAGGCCTTGCTTCCCAGAACGCCACGCAACGTCGACGGTCCTTTTTGCATAATGCCATTGATAATCTTCTTGCGCCCTTCCTCGTACTTGGTAAGGTTATCCCTGGCATTTTCTTCCTTGTTCTGCAGCAGCTCATTCTGCAGCCTGCTCATCTGCATATTGTAATCATTGTTGGCCTTCATCACGTCGGCAATGGCTATCTGCTCATAGAGCTTCTGCCCTCCCTCTACCATCGTATTGGTAAGATTTGCATTTGCCCTTGCCAGCGCCATCTGCCCGCCCATATCAGGATGCACACCGCTCGTCTGGCTTGCAGGCGTACCGAGCTTTGCCTGGTTCTCGTAAACATCAATTACTGCCATATTCTGCTCCTTTCCTATATACGCAAAAAGCACCCAAGGCTTAGCCTCAGATGCTTTCTACGTTGCTAATTTTTTAGAGTATGATGAAAATGGGAGATTGGCTTCCCTTCCGCACTATCATTTTACCACACGTCCTTTGCCGATTTGTAAAGTACAAAATGACATTTTTACCATTTTGCTTTTGCCCAGCCATCATTACTGTAGCTTGATATGCCACCACCGGTATGAGCAGGCAGTCCATTTATTTCTGTGTAGCCGGGTACACTGTAGTTTTGCAGCCCTACGCTTTTACCGGCTGAGCTTTTCAATGCTCCCATGCTTTTGGCCGTGTAAAGATTAGCCGCCACGCTCAACCCTGCCTGCAGCATACTGTTCATCATAGCACGCTTGCCGGCCTTGCGGTATGCCCTGGCGCTCGACGCATAGGCATCGCCCTGATTCAAATTGTCCGTACTCTGCTGGAAGATGTTATCTACCTGCTGACGCGCATTGTATCTCTCAAAGGCAAGCTCCTGCTCCTGGTTAAACTGGCTGTCTGCCATCGCCGCCAATGCACTGCCGCTTGCCGTGATTCCGGCCGCGCCGATATTGGCTCTCTGCTGCCCCTGCAGCTGCAGCAGTCTGCGGCGTTTGTTTTCCTCGTTGATTTCATTGTTCTGCGCCTGCTTCTCGGCCTGCTCCTGCAGCTTCTGCGCATTGTTATAGGCGATATCAGCATTTGCCTGAGCCTGCGCCGCCTGCGCGTTGGCCTGCTGACGTGCTGCACGTCCCTGCAGATAACCGCCCAAGAGAGTTGCACCAATCATTACTCCTACGCCCATGCTATCCCTCCTTTAAAATTCTTTCGTCAAAATAAAATTCCCTGTGCGGCAGATTGTAGATTCCGCATTGCACCGGTTCCGATATCTCAGCGCCAAGCCATCTGAGCCAGCGCAGGATTTCTGCGTTCCCAGCATCAACCTTATTGGACATAGGCCCATAGGCCTCCACAATCGCCCTCAGAAAGCGTTTGGTATATCGCCCTACTACTAACCTATGCTTCAATGTTTCGTCGGTCATGAGCAGCCAGACGCATTTTACAGAGCATATTGCAGCAGGGCTTCTTACTCCATAGATAGCTGCAGGTACGCCGTCAACATAAAAGCAGCCAATCAGTTCGCTATATCTGACGCTTCTTTTTAAAACATCCAGCTCATGTCCGGCACCATACAGCGCCGTCAGCTCCTGCCTGTTGTCCTGCCGCAGATGTGCGGCCACGTATTCAATATCTCCATCCGACGGACGAGCAAAGGTATATTCCGCCATATTATCCTCCCGGCACAATCTCCGGCACAATGGCCAATACCGTCATCGGCAGCGGTGCATCCTGCTTAATGATAAGCTGCTGCGTTTCGTCCCAGCCTGCAGCAGGCAGGACGATTTTTTTCTTACCGGTGAAAAGTTTTGTAGGCTGTCCATATGCTTCAGTATCGCGCCATTTGATTTCATCCAGTTTTTCCTCACTCAGGCCATACAGTCCGCCACGCGTGTTTTTAAAGAGGACGGAAAGATTACCTATGCGCTTCTTGCGGCTAATGGAGCTGCCATCCTGCATTTGGAATTCTATCGGCAGTGTCTTTAGGACTGCATCAATAGGCAGTCCTACATGCACAACACTGTAGCCATGCTTTTCGCTCAGCGTAACCTTACCACCTTCCACCTTCCGCTGCGGCAGTGCGTTTCCGTCAGCCAGTATGGCCACGGTTTCACCCTCCAGCCACGTCAGGCCTGTTACCTCTTTTATATCGCTGCCACGTACGGTTATGCCGTCGTCAACATAAATCTGTTCTTCCGGCACATCGTTATCGTTCCTCTTTTCCAGCATAACGTTCTCGTATTGGCCGTTACGTTCTATGACGGCGTAAAGCTCGTCACATTCTCCGCCAGGGATGCAGCAGACATTAACAAAGCGCGCATTCTTAATGCTGTGCTTATGCCATGCGTAGATATCCTGCTCCTTGATATAGGTCAGTCCCAAGAGCAAGCCATCATCACGGACAAACCATATGATGCTGTCCGGAGTCTGCTGGTAGGTCATAGCTACTACTTTATGGCCATCGAAAAGATGAGAGCATAGGAGATTGAGGTCATCGCCGGTGTATTTATCAGCCTCATAGCTGTATGCCAGGTCACGGATGATGTTGCCCTGCTGCTGTGCAAAAACAATTCTGCTGCCTACAGTTACCGGCAACACGTCAGATATGCCGCGGTATTCCTGCGCCTGGCTTAAAGTATTGCTAGGTGTCAGCGCTTTGCCCTGGCCACCGCTTACCTTATATTCACCGCCGCTTGTCAGCAGAATCAATTCTCCAAAGGCTACCATTGCTTTGATGCCGTTCATCTGGCCACCGTTAAGAGTTGCCGTTACCGCATCATCATCTACCACCGGTGTTGATGTTCCGAAATTATAATAATCTCCTACCTTACTGCTCCAGAACGTCTGCGGATATCTTGTACTGCCGGCAAATACCAGACGGTCCTCAAAGAAGCCTGCTGCAGTCGGATAACCTTTGCTCCTGCTCCACGGAGAAAAAGCCCAGATCTGCGTAGCATCTGTACTGCCAATCGTGCGCAGCACCTTGCCTTTAACCTTTTTACCGCTGATGTACTCAGTGATTTTCACAATACCGCTATAATCATTGCCGAAGCTCTGCAAAGTTACGTAACCGGTCTGCATCTCGTTCTCGCCGCTCCAGATAGTAGTATCAAATTCCGTTGAGGTTACCCTGTACCTGACAATGTATTCCTCTTCGTTCTTTTCGGTAAAGTTGTAGTTCTGGCTGTGATTGCCGTCCTGCGTTCTTACAAGCTCCCACATAGAGCTGTTCTCGTTATATTTTTCCAGCGAGAAGTTTCCCTTCCAGAAGCCGAAGCTCTCTACATAGACGCTAGAGCCCGGCAGGCAGCTTACCAATAGAGCATCTGTTGCATCAGGCACACCTTTTTTGTATTCGCTTTTTTTATAATGAGTCAGCTCAATAAGGCTGCCAATGTTGTCTTTCTCAAAGATATCCTTATCTGCTGTTAATGTAACTTCGCCTTCGGTTGCACTGGCAGTTATCTTCGCCGCCTTGCTGCCATAACGAAAGCGGATATTGCAATACCCATCACCGCCGCTTTTGCCGTTGATGTTGGCAGCATCTGTTCCCTTTATGCCACCGGCAGCACCACCGCTGTAGCTCGCTCCTTTGCTGCCTGGTGTAATTCTTGAACGGTAAGAAACGCTACCACCTGTTCCTCCTTCTCCGCCTTTAACAGTTCTGCCAAACGCAATAGTATTGCCACCGGCCCCGCCATTCTCTCCTTTGACGCTCTGGTATTTTCCAAGCGATTCCTTCTGTTTACCGTTTCCGCCTGTGCCGCCAGCTCCAACCTCAAGCTTGTGCTTTTGCCCAGGCTGAACATTAGTCGAAAAGCGAATGTATTCACCTGTGCCGCCATCACCTCCGGGAGCCGTATATGTTCCTGCGATAGCAGCGCCGCCACCACCGCCGCCAGCACCAGCCAATTCCACCGAAATATTGGTTACGGTATCAGGAAGCGTCAGCTCGTAGGTTCCAGGACCATAACGGTATAATTGCGTTACCTGCTCATCCTCCGTTGCAGTACTGCCATTGCTGTCCTCAAACGGACCGCCTGTTATAGGCATCTGTTCCCAGCGCCAGTCATATGTACTGTAGCGCGTAAGCGTCATAGGGTAATGATCAGGATGCACGATAAAAAGCACGTCAGCACTCTGCGTATATTTTATTTTGCAGATACCCTGCAGGTCGGCTGGATTAAGATTGTTGCTTATTGTATAAGGCTCTCCGTTATCCTCTACTATGTATTGGCCGTTGTACAGAAAACGGCAATGCCCTGCAGTGACTTCTATGATATAGGTTTCATTGGCGTTATACAGAAAGGGGATATAGAAGGCACGCTTACCTCCATAGGTTACGCCAATATGCCGAAAGCCGTTGCGGTTACGCACGCCACCATAACGCTGCACCGTAAAGTTTTTCAACGTGGCAGCGCCGCTATCATATTTGTTGATATCGACGCGGCCGTACATGCTGTCCGACAATTCACCGCCGGCAAAGCTGGGCTTCAGTTGATACAGTCCCATTGTCAGCCCTCCCATCTGGCGTTGGCCAGTCTATCCTGTACAGCTTCTTCCTGATTGTCTTCTGCAGCATCCTCGCCAGCTGCTTCCGTAAAGTAAGCATTGTATGCCTGGATAGCATTCGTCGCAAGGTTCATATTACCGGTCAAAGCGAACGCCATCTCCGCCGCCAGCTTCCAGCTGAAGGCTTCAATGAATTGGCTGTCGAAGGTTTCACTGTCCTTTACATCTGCAGTATATTCCACGTAGGCGTTAGAGATATTACTGTATATCTTGCGTCCGCCATTACCGTTCATAATGCGGAAGTAATTATCTTTAGGCAGGCCAACAAAGCTGTCATTGTACATAAGGCGTATGGCCAGCGCATCAGAAGGATATTGATAGACGTATTTATAATCAGGTGCCGTTTCATTAAGCAGCGCCAGCTGCACACGTTTCGTTGCGAACGTCCAAGGAAAGCGGCGCAATACATTCTGACGGGTAAAATTGAAATAACGTGTACAGATTCTTGCAGGCTGGCTTGCCTCATCCATGCGGTTGATTTCGTCTACGCCGATACGGCCAAGCGCAAGGTTGCAGATTTCAATGTTGTTCATGGGTTCCTCCTAAAAAACAAAAGGCCGGAATAAGCTCCGGCCCGATGTTATTCTCCGCGCAGAGCGGAAATCAGTTCTTGTTTTTTTGCATTCTTCGGCGGCTCCAGGCCGTTTGCACGTGCCAGCTTCTGCAGTTGGCCGACATTCATATCTTCCAAGGAAGACGGCATGATATCCGGGTTTTCCATGCTGCCAGACGTTTCGTCCGAAGGTTCTTCATCCGAAGGCACTTCGTTGGAAGGCGTTTCGTTCGTAGGTTCTTCATCCGAAGGCACGTCAGCATTTTTGTTCAGGGCCAGTCTTTCGGCTGGATTATAAAGCGGTTTGAAATGCTCCGGCACATTCTCACCCAGCTCCACCACTTCGCCCTTTTCCCAAAGTCTGCGCTGCCAATAGCAGGTGCGGATTACTTTGTATCTCATACCGGCACCTGGATATCCGGGGACAGATATGCCCAAATCTTGCCGCCTGCCGGAGCGGTAGTATCACCGGTGATTTTTACGCGGACGTAGCGGCCCTGCGGTTGGATAGATGCGAAGAATTGTGCCAGCTGGCAGGCATGCTTCTGCTGCTCGGCAGTTTTACCGATAGTCACCACCATCTCAGTGACAGGAGATGAGAAACCTTTATCTGCACTGGTCTGCAGCTCTACGCTCTTGACGCGGCCTGCAGTTATGCCCTTGGTCAATTTAACATCAACATAGAGTGGTCTCAAGCTTTTGTTGCGGCCGATATCAAGCACATTGCTGGTAACAGTCGCTGCGGTATCGACATCCTCACAAAGAATAAGCTTTGCATCAATCATTACAGCCATGTTCTTACCTCCTTAAATTTGGGATTCAGTGTTCAGGATAGCATCGTTGCGCAGGATGGGAGAGCCCCAGAAATGCTGGATACGCTTACCGCCAAAATCTTCCAGAGAAAGGTTAACATTGTTTTTCTTCTGTGCAATGATATTAATCATGGTCTGCACCTTACGGTTACAGAGGATAACAGTACGGCCATGGTCAGGATTTTCAATGCAGTCATATACTTCAATCAGTTTGTCGATGAAGTCAGTGCTGCTGGTATTGGTAGTATCAATGTTGGCCAGACGTGCTACATAGCGCGGGTCACGTACGCAGAGGCCTACGTCCCAGTTGTACTGAGATTCATAGCCCCAGTATTCAAGGTTGTTCTCATCTCTCACTTTAACACGTCCGTTGTCGCGATAGCTGTAACCGCCAGGCACACCTTCCGGAGTGATGCCGTAAACAGTATCAGGAGCAAAGGTCACTACCCAAAGGGAGGTCAGATTGTTGCCGGTACCGCCCGCGTCAACAATCTGATTGGCGTAGATTTCGTCCTGGCCGGCCTTATCATAGTAAAAAGCGCCAAGGCCGGTAAAGCCTGCAGGGTTGATTTGTTCGTCACCGTAGAAAAAGGTGGCCGACATTTTCTGGCTCATAGCTTCCTGGTGCGCGTAGTTTTCGTTAAGGCGATAGGTGTTGCTGTTCTTGTTCAGCTTCATCAGTCGCTCATCAATCTGTGCAATGGCCTCAACACCGCCGGTAGTAAAGCTTGCCTGGCCAGTGCTGGATTTAGTAGGCGCTACGCCACGGTTAATAATACGCCATGCAACATCCGGCAGACTGGTTCTGATAAGCGCTTTTTCAACGCTGCCGCTGTTGCAGGTTCTCATTGGGAATACTTCCCAGAGACGGTTGGTTTTAGCCTGCAGCTCTACGACCTGCGCCGCTGCTTCATTACCTGCAGAGCGATACTGCTGTGCAATATCATACATAGTTGCCAGGCCGGTGTTATTATAAAGTCCGGTTTGTGCCATTTAATTCACTCCTTTAGTATTTGCTGTTAGGGAAGAGGATATCTTCTGCCCGCGGGGTTCCCTTGCCGCCGCCGACATGAGTATCTGCCGGCTTATCTTCACTGATAAGCTGGCCGATAGTTACAAAGAGCTTGCAGACAGCAGGATGATTGATAGCACCGGTATCAATCAATACCTGCATCGCCTCACTTCCGCCAAAGGTATTTACAGCTGTTCTGGCAAAGCCAAGGTTTTCCTGACTGGTCAGCCCCAGCTTCTGACATTCAGCGATATTTTTTTCAACGGCATCTTCTGCAGCATGCATATAGCCGTTGATAATCTCGCTGTGCATTTTCAGCAGGCTGTCAGCCTGTGCCTGCGAAAGCTTTGCATCCTTAGCTATGGCGGTAAATGCTGTTTTCTGTTCATCGGTGATTGTAAGGCCTTCGCCCAGGTTAAACTCATAGTTTTCCGGCACTTCGCCAGCGCCGCCGCCATCACCAGCAGGATTGCCGCTGCCGTCACCAGAAGCGTTGCTACTACCATCAGGGTTATCAAAGACGCTTTTACTGCCACCTGCAGCACCGCCATCACCACCAATGCTTCCATCGCCACCAACTCCGCCTTCACCGCCGCCAGCATCGCCGCCGTCAGGAGCCAGAAAGAACAACCATTTCTTTCGCATTAAACATTACCTCCTTCAAATTGGTCATAGAATTCATCTTTGTGTTTTTCTTTGGGACGGTCCCGCGCTTCCTGCCGCATCAGCAGCTCCAGCTGCAGGCCTTCCTCAGTATCATCTCTCAGCATACGGAGCAGTTCTTCACCGACGCTGCGCCGGCCTATCTCATACCCCATAACACTTCCTTCACCGACAACATAGTTAGGAACATGCACTTCCATTGTGTCGAGCAGCTCATAAATAAATTCCCTGCCCGTCTGCGTCTGCATGATGTTTACGAGCAGTTCAGCAAATCTTTGCTTTTCCATCAGCTCATCCCCATTCTGCTCAGCATATCATCCAGAGCATTATCCGTATTGGCCGGCACCTCACTCAAAAGCCTTGCAGCTTCCGCACCGGTCTTAGCCGCCTCAGCGCCCTGTGCCATCTGCGCCTGCTGCATCTGTGCTTTCTGTGCCTGCTGGCGTTGCTCTCTGAGCTGCTGCACCTCATCTTCGCTGCGCATGATTTTCTCAGGCGTACCGCTGATAACGCCAACCTCACGGATTACGTTGTCGATGTTAATAATGTCGGCAGCTTCAGGATAGATACCTGCAACGTTGCCCACCATACCAAGTACATTCTGTACGCTCGGCAGGCTTACCATCTTCTGCGCCTGCGCCAAAAGGCTCACAAAATTCACCTTCAGCTCATCTGCAGTAATCTCTTCCGGCATAGGCGGGAAAAGCTCGTTGCGCATACAGAGCCCAAACGTACGCAAGGTCAGCGGGTCCAGAACCTCATTATGGAACTGCTCCAGCACCGGCCCCAGCATAAGGATTTTCTCCTCATGGCGTTCCGCGACTTCCTTGGCGGTCATCTGCGGATTGTTCTGCGCCTGCGTCAGCATTACCATAAGGTCATTGTAGAACGTAGCGCTTATCTGCTGACGTTTATCGTTGCTCAAGGCTATCATGCCTTCATAGCGCTTTGCTCCCGGCGGTATCATCGGATAAGCATTCATCTGTGTACCATCGGGAACAAAGTTGTTTGCTCCCGGCTGGCGGTTGACTTTCTTCAGGCTTGCCGGAAACATCATAGCCGGGTCAGCCTCGTTATCCATGCAGCGGAGCTTTGCTTTCTCGATACGCTGCAGCTGCATACAGTTACCCAATGCGTTATGCCCAGGGCCATAACCATATTCGCAGTTGGCCACCTTAGTCCAACGCGGCATAATAAACGGCTGCTCCTTGTAACCGCTGATGCGCAGGAACTGCTGCTGATTGCCACGTTCCCAGTAAAAGCTCTGCCAGGGGAAGTTACCGGGCTTTAATTGGTCAGGCTTATACTCATTGTTTTTGACGATGAGCATTTCAACCTCAAAGCGTTGTGTATGGTCATTGTTGTTGTACGCAGTCTTTACGGCCACGCTCACGTTATCAATGCCAAATTCCGCTACCATCTGCGGAGCGGTCAGTTCAAAACGCCTGCCAAAGGAATAAAGCCTGCCTCTTGCGTCCACACCGCCGGTGTATTCGCCGCAGGTGTAGCTGCGATGCCAGAGAGCAGTATCATAGTCCTGCATCATCAGCGCCGCCGCCGTGCCAAACTGACACAGCTCAGCCTCGATATCGTACAGCATAGCATAGGTGTTGCCACGTGCATATACGGCCATCATAACGTCGCGTACATCATCCAGCCACTGGCGTACCGGATGATATTCGGCTTTTTCCTGGTCGGCCAAAGACAGCTCAAACCACGGACGGCTCGGAGACGTCAGTCCGCTTTGCAGGCCTGCAGCGCATTTACCTGCAGCATCCATCGGATAAGGGTCGATAAGATAGAGGTCTCGTCGCTCTCCTTCAATACTGCCGCCACGCTCATGGAAGCGTCCTCGATACGGAACGATATACCGTGACAGAAGTTGCCACGTCGGTTCAAACGACGTGCGCCGCTGGTACATCTGCTCCTGAACGAAGCGCTTATCCTTCAGCAGCTTTGTGTCACGATAGATTTCTTCAAACATTGCTATTCACCCAGCAATGCTTTCTTGATTGTATCTACCATGCTGCCGCCGGTCTTGTTGGTAAAGTTACGGCCTCTTGCCTTGCTCAGCTTTTCACGCAGCGATTCACGCTGTCCTTCGGTTGCGCTGTCAATAGTTGCGGCGCTCTGGCTTCCAGGTGCGTTCTGCTTAATCTGCGTTCCGCCGCCACCACCGCCGCCGCCATGCAGCTGCATAATGATTTCTCTCATGGTTGTCACCTCCTACCACATACCGTGAAACGGATCATATTCTTCCTGCGCGCCATTGTCGACGCTCCAGGCGTATTCATGTTCCTGTTTTCTGCTCAGCACCGGAAAAGCAAAGGTAAGCGCCAATGCATCCGCCCTGTTAGGAGATGGAAGCCCACGCTTTTTCATACTCTCCTTGCTCTCCAGCTGCACTCTGCCATCATCACGCGGAGCAAGCTCCGGTCCTACGAGGTCATCAGCCAGTACGCTATCGTCAGGTGATATTGCTCCACCCTCCATAAGCCAGCGCCGCATATCCTGCCACATAGCAGCGCGCTTATTTACACAGTTAGGAGCTATGCCTTTAGTACTGCCAAATGACACCAGCGTCCAATTTCTGCCCCAGGCATCGCCTGCGCTCTTGATGCCGGTACCATAGCCAAGGTCAATAAAGACTGCATCAGCGTGGTATTCATCCTCCAGCGCCGCAATCTTACCGGCAAGATGCAGGTCGTTATCATTCTTCGGATATTCAAATAGCAGCTTACAGTAATGGCCTTGACGCAGGTATGCGCTTATTTTATCCGCACCGGTCCACGCAGGATCTACGCCAATGATAACCGGAGCGAAATTATACTGATATGGCTTGAGTACCCTTTTCCGTGCTTCATCCACAATATCCTGAGAGATATACTGCTTATCACTGGCAGAAGGGAACTCGCCACGCACGCGGACCTTGAAAAAGTCGCTGTCCTCGCCATAAATTTCACGCCACGCTTCAATCTGCTTTTTATCAGAAAAGCTTACACTACGGCTATCCACCCTGCGAGTGTGCCAATAATTTCTGTGCTTGTGAAAGCAATCATAAAAGCGGCCGCTGGAACGTGTCGGGTTTCCGAAGCAGCACCAGATGATTTCCGTATCCGCGTCAGTCAGGGCACCTTCCGTAACTTCCCAGATAGTGTCATGTATCGCTGATGCTTCGTCAAAGATAATTAAAATTCTGTTGCCCTGATTATGCAGGCCAGCAAACGCTTCAGAATTTGTTTCACTCCACGGAATTGCATCTATACGCCAAGTCTTTTCGTTACCGTCAGCGTTGCAGAAAATGCTTGTCGCAGTATAATCAAACAATAGTTTAGCTATCCACATGTTGTACCATTTGTTAAGCTCTGCCCATGTTTTAGTGCGAAGCTGCGCTTCCGTGTTAGCGGTAACAACGCCGCGCGTATCCGAGCAGGTACCCAGCGCCCAAAGAATGAGCCAGCTCACCAGCGCCGACTTACCAATGCCGTGACCACTGGCTACTGCTTCACGTATGGCAACATCAGCAGTTTTTACTTCATCCTTTATTTCACGTAGTATGTCAAGCTGCCACTGTTCCGGCCCTTTCTTATTCTCCAGCGGAGTATCAGGTTCGCCCCATGGGAAAGAAAGCTTTACGAAAAGCTCCGGATCATGCTGGCACTCAGCAAGATAGCCTACTAAAGCATCGTAGTCTTCCTGGCTTATTTGTGGTTTCATGGCCCATTACTCCTTCTTTCGCCTTTTCAGCAACACATTAACGTTGCCGCTAATCTTAACTTCAGTCTTGATGACATACACGCCATCCATTTTGTTCAGAACATCAATCGCCCTGATTCTGGCCTGCACATCAGCAGCGTCATCTTCGGCAATTTTACTGAGCACCAGAGCGCGTTTATCCAGCCCGATAATCTGCTTTCTGATAGCGTCATCTGCCAGCTCTTTTATGCGCTTCAGAATGTTAACATTTCTTAACAGCCTTGTAGCCTGCTGCGCGGCGGTCCTCTCACTGTACCCGGCAGCTATGGCTGCAGCAGTGCCGTTACCCTCATGCTTGCGGTATTCCAGGCAGAATTTCTCCTGCGCCGGACTGAGTGTTTCCGACGTGGTTTTTTTACCCGCTTTCAGGGTGGATTTTTTACCGGAATTTTTAACAGCTTTTTTGACTGCTTTTTTTACCTCTGCCATAGTGCCTTCACCTCCTTTGTTTTTGGGCATAAAAATAACCCCGGCGGAACGCTCCGTCAGGGCCTTTATTTTTACTTGCTATTTTGCACAATACTATTTTACCACGTCAAAAGCGCCGATTTGTAAAGTACAAAACGGCAACGCTTAAAAATTTTTTATTCCATGCTGTGCTGCAATAATAGCAGCGTCACTCAAAAACTCATTGCGCCAGGCGTAGAACGTCTGGCGGCTCACCCCCTGCAGCCCACTGATAACCTCCGGCTGGACGTGCCTGTTCTCGTAGTTGTCATAGTATTTGTGCATGACGTGGCCAATAGGAGAGTCTTTGTATAAGGCATACGTCTCCCTTATCACCGCCAGCCACTCCTCCGGCTGCTCAATGACAAGCTCATAGCTCCGACGGCCAATGTATACGCTAACCTTTTTCAGCGGCAGTATTCCCTTGAGTGCGTCCTGCTGGGTAGGATTAGGCTTCAGCTTGTCCTTCAGCCCATGCGGATGCCTGCAGGCACGCGCTTCATCCACGGCCATCTGAATTTTTTTGTGATACTTAAAGCGTGTCTCTGCGACGCGCTGCCAGTGCTTTACCAGCAATCTAATTCCCCCTTCCCGTGCTTATAGCAGCAGCGGATATACTTCTTCTTGCGCCTGTCCGTTTTTTTGCTTGTATATAACTACCGAGGCAGATTCCGCCGCTGATATAAACGCCTACCTGCGTAGTCTTTTTGTTTTCAATGGTTTCCCGCCACCTAGTGCCAGGCAACGGTAATACTGATACGGATATCCGGTAATCTCGCTGACGTCCTGGACGATAGTATCTTGCAGCACATAAAAGCCTTTAGGTGCCGACGGCGTCTCACGCCAGCTGTCAGCCTTGACTTTCTCAATCTTACACTCAGGCTGCTCAAGGTTACGGCTCGTAACATAACGTCTAGCAAACACTCTGCGTTCCGGATCGTTGTAGGTCTTGTTGGTCTGCTTGATAAGATAGCTGGCCAGCCTGTCATAATCTCCGCTGCCGTCCAGCTCCGTAGCATGGATACGTCCATGCGGCCACATATCGCCTAGCTCCTGCAGCTTCAGCCCGCTATGGATAACGATATGAAAATGCATAGAGCGCTTACCGTATTCAGCTACAGCCACATATTTGAAATTTGAGCCGCGACGCTTGCATTTCTGTTTCACGTTGCGGCAGAATTTCTGAATATCTTTTTTTGCTTCCTGCGGACTGGTTGCTCTTTTATCCGGAGCATAGGTCAATACACAATGCAGGTCACCTTTGCCAAAATTAGTATTAAGCAGACGACGAAGATTCTTGTAGCTGTTGCGCTCGTTTACCTTGGCCATAGCTTCCGGAGTAGGATTGCTTTGCGGAGCGCGTACTGTCATCTTTCCCTTGTAGCGGAAGGTCTGATATTTTTCTACTTCGATGCATTTGCCACATCTCCATGTCCGTTTTACATACATTCTTCCGCTCCATTCTGCCTAAGTTATTTTGGCTGTTATTTTTTCCGGCACTGATATGCCACTCAACTAATATGCTTTATCAAGCTTTGGGCAGGTATTTCACCTGCCCATTTTCTACTATTATATATAGTTATTTTTTTGTCTTGCAGAAACGCGGCAGCTTCCGTGCTTCCAAGAAGCACTTATCACGCAGGCTTCTGTGTTTGCTCAGGTAGCTTCTGAGCTTTCTTTTTCTCGTGCAGGCCAGATGCTGAGCATACCGGATTCTTCTGGTAGTCAGCAGGCGATATACGATATAGTCTATTTCCAGGCAGCATAGCTTCTGATTTGCGTTCACGTCACCGGCTCCTTCCAATTGATGTGCATTCCATATTGTTCGATGTACTCAAGATACTGCTCTGTGGTTTTATCTTCGCCCAGCATCTCAAGGCCGCGGCCGTAAAGCTCAGTGAATTTCTCCAGCCTTGTATTGCGTACATGGATTTCGCCATAGTTCTCCATGAGTATCTTGCAGCAGACTGCCAGTATCTGGTGAGTGAAGTATTTGGCATAACACGGTATCATTTCTGCGCGTTCCGCTTGCCGTCCCGCTTCATAACCTGCGTTATAGATAGCATTATACCCGGCCTTGCTGATGCCAAAGGGTTCGTTGTCTTCGGCCTTTACCTGCAGGCGCTCTTCGCCGCCCAGCAGATGCAGCTTCTTCTGCTTTCTGCGTTCCATTTTTCTTAGCTGGCTCATGCGTCATCGCCAGCCTTGCTAACACGGATAAACTTATCACCGCAAAATCTATATGTCTCCTCAACGCCAGCTCTATCATACCAGCCGGCATCAACTTTATGTTTTTTGAGCCAGGCTTCCAATACAGCGTTGAGCTGTTCATCAAGCTCTTTTCTCGCCTGCGCCAGCGCATTACCGGAAATAAAATCGCACCATGCTTCTGCACCTTCGCCAGCCTCATCATCTGCTTGGCTTATAAATTCTTCAATCAGATCATCCATATCAATATAAGGATGCCATTGGGATTCTTCTTGTTTAAGGACTATAACCAAATCACCCACAGCAAGGTCGGGGCGAATATCTTCCAAGGCTTCCTCCGGAGTATCGCACAAATAGCTAGAAACAACGCGGCCCTGCACCTCTGCGCTATATTGAAGAAAAACTGGTTTTTCCTTGGCCAGTTCATCAGCCAAGAGAACAGCTTCGGCAAGCTCTGCCTTTGCCTGCTCCAGATAATAAATCTCGCCGCTGCATTGCCAGTCATTGATGGCCAGCTGCGCCCGGTTCACGTAATTATAAATCTTGTTGTTAATCATTTGTTCCTCCTAACAGCGCCAACGCGCATACCATAACGATAATTGTAATAGCCAGGTTAATTGTAAATTCATCTATTACTGCGTCCATTATGCTGCTCCTTCCATAGCATTCCCAGCTTTTCAGCCACATCAGCGCCCATTACCACGCGTGTCCATTTAGGTTCTTGCGGCTTGCATTTTTCGCAATAACGTACGACTTCATAATGTCCATTGCGCCCGCAGCACTCACACGGAAAGCCATAAGCATAATACTTTCTTCTCAGCCGGAAAGATTTTTTGCCTCAGATATCGCATCTGCCGTATTCACTCATGCTACTTGTTGCCTCCCTCAAAAATATTTTGCTGGAAGATCTCGTGCGTACCGGCAGCTATGAGCTTTTCTTCGCTGCTCATCTGATAGCCAAGCTTAGTAAGCCAGTGATACATTGCCTCAAGTCTTGGGTTGAACTTGTATTCAGGATATACCGCGCGGTAACCATTAGCATAAAACTCTTTTTCGTTATCATTAAACAGCTTATAAATAACCTCTATACACTGCTGTGTATTATCGTAACTTTCGTAGGCCAGTTTAACTGCTTTCTCATCACGCCGAGGGTCGAAGTACTTATCATCTATGCCGGCTTCTTTGCTTATGTCACCACAAGTCATATATGTCACGCTGAGTAATATAATAAGACTATATGCTCCCATATATACAGCTTCGCGCTGCTTGGCCGTGCCCCTTAGATTTTCAACGAATGCTTTGCGCAGCTCATAATGAGTTGCAGCCATAGCATCTACTTTAAACCAGGCTTCCTTGATGCGTTTTTCTTTTTCAAGCTCCTTGGCGCTTTTCTCCTTTGCCTTATTCTTTTTTGTTTCCTTGACATAAAACTCTACGTTTCTCGGATAGCTGGCCTCATAATACAGCCCCTCTGTTTTCTTGGGCATTTTTTCTTTTGTTACTTCATACTCATAGAGGTCAAGGCTGCCGACGCGTCTATATTTGCTGCTATATTTATTGGCGTTATCCGGGAATTTCTTGATGCCAAGACGTTCCATGTCTGCCAGGAACGCCGGCATAGCAGCTTCAAGCTTTTCTTTATCCATAGCACGCTTTACCGCCAAAGCAAAATCATTTGTGCCAATCTTCTCCATTGCTTCGTTTCTGGCTTCCATGTTTTTGATTTTTGCCAGCGCGTCAAACTCTTTCAGGCTAAGCTGGCGGGTAGAGCTTAGCTCCTTCAGCTTGTTCTGGTCCAGCTTAGCGATTTCCAAGCGCCGTCTGATAGTGCTTTTACTGAAGCCGCTCTGCTGTGAGATATCTTCGATATCCATACCAAAGTCCAGAAGCTGCTGGAAGCCTTGAGCCTGTTCATAAACTGTCAGGTCGCTACGCTGCATATTCTCTAACAGCATAGTCTGCAGCTGCCGCGTTTCCGTCATGCCTCTTACGATAGCGCACGGCACTTCCTGCAACCCGGCGCGTTTCGCAGCTTCCAGGCGACGGTGGCCAACAACAACCATATACTTGGGTTCTTCACCCGGTACAGCTTCGTTGACCGGGATTACGGTAAGGTTCTGGTAGATGCCATTCTCTTTAATGCTCGCTGTCAGTTCTTCCAGATTGCCCAGGTCTTTTCTTGGGTTCTGCGGATGCGGGATAAGACATTCTACCGGCATATTTACTACAGCCATTTTCATTCAACTCCTTTTATTCTTCTTCGTCTGGATAGCCGCCATTCTCGTAGGCGTCCTGCGCCTCATCTATTGTTGGCTGTTCACGCTTGCAGTGATAAGCATAGTCAAAGGCTTCCTTCTTTATGAGGAACATAACATCAGCTTCTCGCGGCGTTAACTGTTGCAAAGGAAACGGTTCATCCGTGTATCTCTTGCTATGATCTACGGCATTCTCATAAAACTTTTGCGTCACTACCTGCAGCGGCTGCTTGCAGTTCTTGAAGCCCAGCAGCAGCGCCACCAGCTGCATGCCTCTGCCAAAGTTTTTGCTTGTCAGAAAGTTTACCTTGGTAACCATAATGCCAAGCTCTTCGCCGTCTTCGTTGGCCAGCGGAAACTCCAACAGTCTACGTGCTATTTCAGGCAGCTCCATCCAGGCACGCATGAAATCTTCATGCGGTTTGTCAATGCGGCTGATTATACTCGCTTCCTCATGTGAGTTAAGCGGAGTGACGGTATAGCTTACCTTGATATTGCCGCCTTTGTATTCCACAAATTTGACGTCATAATCCATTTTTTGCCTCCTTGTTCTCATCACTCTTATATGCTAAAATAGGGATGTATGGATGCTGGTAACTTCATACATCCCCATGCCGTCTGCGCTTTTTGCAGGCGGCTTTTTTATTTTGTTTCGACCGGTACATGCAGGCGCACATTGATTTTTTCCCCGAGATATACCCAGCCGTCTTTCTTGTTGTTATCCTTGCAGACATAAAAAGCAATTTCGCGCCAGTCGCGCTTATCGCCGTATTCATCTTTTAATCTGCAGCAGATTCCTTCCAAAGTATCTCCTTCTTCCAATACATGGTAAGGAACAACAATCTCGGTTATTTCCGGACCTTTAACCATCTGATAAGCTGCACTTACCATTCTTGCGGGCCCGTAATCTAGCAAGCATATTACGGCAAGCAGTAAGCTGCCTAAGGTCAGCAGCCTCAGTTTCCGCAGTTTCCTTCTTCTCATTCTTCACAGCTCCTTTCCCAAAGCGGCGGACTATTCTCAGATAGTCTTCACGCAGCAGGTCGATAAATGTTTCTTCGCCGTCCTCATCAGTCATCAGCTTACCGGCGATAAAGCAGGGGCCGAATATAACGTCTACGATATTGCCATTATTGTTCAGCAGAGGGAACAAAGCGTCATTGTGATATTTGTTCTTGCCGTCTTCGTTGCATATCAGCGTATATTCAGGGCTGCTGCCTTTGGCTTCCAGCGGTACGATCTGTATCTTGCCACCCACCAGCATCTGCATATTGGCCAAAGTAAGCTCAACGCGCATAGCCTTTACCGGTTTACTTGGACGATACCAGACAACAGTTTTTTCATTGGCCATTTTTATATCTCTCCTTAAAGATGAAGCGCAGTGCATAGGCAGTGCTGGCCTTCATTCTTTCATCAGCTTCACGTGCCAGCTGTGCCCGGCGTTCACGCATCAGGCGCTCGTATTTCATGCTGGCTTCATGCTCTCTGATTTCTGCGTTAGGCTTGTATTTTTTACAGCGCTTCGCATGGTCAATAATCTTATCTTCCAGTTCGGCGCACGTCATGCGCTTTGCTTTGCACATTTGCCTTCCTCCTCTTCCAGCAGACCACGTTCTTTGGCAATCTCCAGCGCCATCTTTCCAAACGGGCCTGCCCACCAGTCCATATCCTTGACTGCCTTCTCGTTTTCCGTGATGCAGTCATAATCTTCAAGTCTGTTCATATTCATGCATCTCCATATAACCCTTGCAGGTATTCTTTGATTTGTTCCTTTACAACTCTGCTGCCAGCGCCGCAGTGACGTTCCTGATGGCAGTCGTAGCACAAGGTTACGCCCTTGGAGATTTCATCACTCTTCAGTGCGCCGCATGGCTCATGGTGAAATTTTTCTCCCGGGTCCACGTATATGCCGCAGATGATGCAGCAGTTGCCGTCACGCTCATGGATAGCTGTATTCAGTTTGCGCAGCTTCTCGCCGTACAGTTTTACCTTTTTGGTTTTCATCATCATCATGGCTTTTGCTTCCTTTTCCTTGCTCCGTGCTATAATAGGTATTACAGAACGGAGGTGATTATTATGGATATTAGAGCTAAACGCTTATGCCCTTATTGCTTGAAAAACACCAACGTTATGCAGCCGCCTTGCCTTGACTGCGTATTCTATGATGTTGACTACAGACAATGCAGGATTATTCGCACTGACGAAAACGTTCTTGCACTGCTTCGGCTTCTGCGCGAAGAACGTAGCCAGAATCGCAACATGTATTAACCCAATATAAAATCTTTTGTATTTCTTCTGCTCTGTAACCGTCCAGCATTTTTACTATCTGCTCGACGGTTTCTTTTTGTTTTGCATCAAGCATCTTCTTCCCCTCCTTCCTTCGCCTCGCCATTCAGTGCTATAATGTTCTTACAGAACGGAGGTGATTACTTATTATGTATTCCAGAGTTTTTACTAATGAAAAATGTCCTTGTAGTGCCCAAGTGCAACAAGTGACTGTTTACTTTGAAGATACTGCCACCAACGGTATCCGTGATTTAAACAACTATAAGCGCCACCACTTTGTTTGTGACAACAAATCTTGTCCTGCGCAATTAGAGTTCAATTCATGCCCTATCTTTAATTCCGCGCACGCTTAATGTTAAGTCTCCTTCAATGCTGTCAAGCTCCAACTTGACAGCATTGCTTTTGCAGAAGAAAGTTGCGGTATAATTTCGATTGCCATCTGACATAAATGTCTGCGTTCCTTCTGGAGTTGTTGCCCTGATGCTTCCTCTCCATATACCATTAGTTTCTATCTTTGTTTCTTCCACCTCTCTCCCTCCTCCCTTCACTCCGCCCTCCAGTGCCATAATATTCTTACAGAACGGAGGTGATATCCATGTTCAGAAGCAAATTTTTTTCTAAGCCGTGTCCAGTTAGCGAACAGCTTCAGCTGGTTACCGTTTATTTTGAGAATGCTGCTACCAACGGTATTCAAGATTTAAACGATTACAGTCCCCATCACTTTATTTGCAACAATCAGGACTGCCCTGCTGAGCTAAACCCCAGAGCCTGCCCTATCTTCAAATCTGCGCACGCTTAAAGTTAAGTCCCCTTCAACGTCCTCGACTTCTACCTTGAGGACGTTGAGCTCTTCTTGTAGTCCTATATAGTAATTCTGTGAACCATCTGAACGCAACTCTCTTTCTGAGTCCGGCGTTTTTATTTTTATTCTGCCCTTCCACGTTCCAAAGGTTTCTACTACAGACTTCTCAGGAATATAAGTCATCTTCTCCCCTCCTTCCTTCGCCTCGCCATTCAGTGCTATAATGTAGCTACAGAACGGAGGTGATTACTTATGTTGACCAATATTGAAACTAGAGCACATGAACTCACTATTTTGTATTTGCAGCAAGCAGCACGCGAAGGAAAGCTTCAATTAATCCCTTTAACTTACGCCAATGAATACAAGAGGATATTAAGCCAAATGATTGAAGCTCTGAGACGCCCTTAACCTCCGGCTACTTTCTGCTGCCGAATGGTATATTTTGTAGCTTCTAATACTTCTTCGGCTTCTTGAATGCTAAAGCCATTGTCCGCCAAAATGCGGATGATGGCTTTTGCTGTCTCTTCTACTTTATCTGTGTAACCTGCTTCCACCCTCTCTACCTCCTTACGATTATGTGCTCATTGTAATAATGGTCATTTATCGCTTTAAGCATTATTTTCTTTTAAAAAAATAATGTCACCTAACGTGCATCTGTAAAGTTGCGCCATCTTGATAGCTAAATCAATCCTGGGAGATTTCTTGTACTGCTCATAAAAGCGCAAGCTATCACGAGAAATATTAAGTTCTTTCGCAGCTTCTTTTTGACTGAATCCCGCATTTCTTCTTGCAGCTTCTAATGTTACTCTCATTTTATATCACCACCTTGATTATATTCTATATTGCTTTAAGCGTTGTATCAATACTTAAAGCGATATTTCTTACGCATGATGTTGATTTTTTTACGCTTTTGTGTATA